ATACCTTGTAACGCAGCAACTGCTGCCTCGTCCAATATATTTGCGTCTTGGTACCCATACTCCCCCTCGTTGGAGTTCGTGTTCTGTAGTGTCCCTGGGTCTCTTACTTGGGTATATCCTCCGTCAGCACCGTATTGGTTCAGGGGATATAGTTTGTTAGCTAAAATTGGGTTGTCAATTAAGGTATCATCACTATCGGTTGGTGATAAATCTCTTTGAGTTGTTTCGTAGTTGATTGGCGGACTGATTGCACTCGGTGACTTTTTATAAGGCACCAAGTTCCTAACAACAAGTTTTTTTCTAAAAACTTCTGAACTAGGAAAATCTAATGGACTCGGCATTCAGTATTCTTTTCTAATAAATAGGAATTACCCACCTTTTTTCGGTAGAGAAACGTTGGCTTTATCCATCTGTTCTTTCATTGTGTTATAAAGGAACTCCTTGAACTCAGGTGTATTAATATAACGTGTGAGTTCTCGAGCGTCAGTGCCAGGTGGAACATTGATGTTCAAATCAATTTCTCCATCGAAGTTTACATTTGTAGTACTTATTTTATCCAGAGCTCCTTTTGCCGTGTTTTTTACATTTTCAATGCTTGACGTATCTATCTTGTTAGCCAAGGACATGGCGGCTTTGTAAATAGGATTCGACTCTAACTTTTCTTGATTTTTAAAGTTATCTAACGCCTCCAAAGCAGTTTTCAACGAACTATCCTTAATCATCTCCGCATTGGTGGTCAACATATCTAAAAGATTTGTTCTGTTGGTTTCGGTGTTATCTGACAAGATTTTACCTACAGCATCATTGAATTCATCCCCTAAACCTTCAACACTTTTTCGGAGTTCTTCTCCTGATGGTGCAGCTTTAAAGATACTATCAGCACCCGCACCAGTAACATCTCTCACAGATTCAAACCCTCTTGCTAATCCAGTCTGACCCGCAATAGCATAACCAATCTGATATGGTAAGGCTTGAATATCCAATCTCATAAGTTCAAAAGTACCCTTTTGGCTCCTGAGGATATCTTCCATAGTCTTTGGGGTATCCTCATATTGTTTTCTGAGCATTCCCATTTGTTCTTCGGTGATGTTAGCCAAGTCCACTTTACCAGCATCCTCAATCTCAACAAAGTAACGTCCACCCTCACCCATCTTAGCCATGTTGGCAATTAAAAGTTTGTCCTCTTCAGGAGCATCAATGTTGAAACTAATTTGAGACAATCTTCTATCTAAATCGGCACTTGATAATGCTACCTGACTAAACTCCTTGTAAGTCATCCCCGCAGCCTCAGCAAGGTCATGCATCAACCTGACCCCACCAGGGTTGATTTCAAATCTTCCCGTTTCGTCATTGAATTGAGTAAATTGTCTTGTCATTTCAATCAGACTATCCTGTAATCCTTCAGGGTCATTGATTGATGCGTCCATCAAAGCGAATGGGTCTATCAAAGTACCGGCAGCCACTCCCAATCTTTGGAATGCTTGTGCGGTCTCCAAAGCCCCTTGTGGATTCATAACTTTGTCAGCGAAAGCTGCCGTCTTACTCATATCTAAACGGACCATAGACGCCTGAGCCGCCATACGAGTAAATCCTTGTACCCCTCCATCAAAATTGAATCTGTTGAGTAAGTCAGTTTGTTCTACCACGGAACCCATAATGGTTTTGGCGTTCAGACCAACACTTTGAACATATTGAACGCTTTCGAGAATAGTGTCCCCGATTGTGGTCATTTCAATACCTGCCGCAGCGAAACTATCGACAATTCCTGATGTTTCTTTTCCTAAAAATTGTGAAACAGCAAAAAGGTCTGTGACCACATCTGTTGTGGCGACTACGTTTCTTCTGGCTCCTTGAGCAATTTCTGTGACGGTAGCGGCAACATCTGTAATATTACCTCCAAGTCTTTTGATTCCACCCGCACTATCGGCTAATACATTGTTGAATTCGAGGACTCGTTGTCTACTCTCCCCGAAACCGGAGTTGATAGCAACAATTCCATCTTGAATTCTACCAATATTACCAAGAAGATTGACGGACTCTTTTAATCCATCATTCAGACTTTTCTTATCTTCATCTTCCATAGGGAGTGTTTTCTAATAAATAGATTTTGTGGGATTTTTTTTTATTTTTTATTATCTTCAATCCACTTATCTAATAAAAACTTCCTTGTAAAAACGGGCATTTTAAGAAAATCAGTCCACGATATATGTAGGACCGAAGCCAAATAATAAAATTCCGACAATTGAGTTTGTCTATACTCAGAAGAAAGGGCGAAAAAATTCGACCCCAAAACCCACATTCACGGTGAGTCTTTCTCCAGACGGGGTCATAATGATGCGGGACATATCCAAACGGGGTTCGTTTTTGTCCATGAATTTTTTTATGTGTTTAGAATCGGCAATCATCATCGTTTCAATAAAACGAGAAATCATTCCCTTATCTGTATTTCCGTCTACGGCAATAATTTCTTTCTGAAGTCTCCACGTTCTTCTTGGTGCAACTCTACCTTGGGGGTATGTGTCAACTTGTTTTTGAATCTCATTAACTTCGCCATATGTAAGTGATTTGAGTTTTACGTTAGCTCCTGAAATAGGTAACATCGTTTCGAAAAATCCATCTTCGCCAGGTTGTTCACCATTAATAATTGTTAATTCATCCAACCTTATGTTGGTCGTAAATTGTTTTTGAGTTTTTGGGTCAGTGAGTTTGAGTTCAACTTCGGGTCCAAAAGCAGTGTTTCTTAAGAAAATTAAAATTGCTTCGATATCTCCCTCCAACAATTCCTCAACCTTCATACCGGGTTCATAGATTTTGTTTCTGAGAAGGTTGAGTACCATATCGGTTCCACCCGCCATAATAATGTTTTCATCAGCAGCCGTAAGGTATCCAACCTTAATTGACGACTTCTTTCCTTTATAAAACCATCCTTGTGATGGTAGACCTACCACATCGTGTGGTAAGTCAAAATTCATTTGTCCGTATTCTTGCGCTTCTGTTGCCATATAAAAAAACCGTAGAGTTTTGCTCTACGGTTAAAAATAATTTGATATGAATTATTGTAAATGAAAAATTAGTAAATCAATACACAACGGTCCATCCTCAAAGTGGCACTGATGGTAGCCAATCCGTCTTGTGAGTAGGACAATGAATTAAAGTTAACGTCAGTTAAGAATGTACCATAAAGAATCCATTTTTCTACTACAACACCCGTTGGGTCCAACATCTCAAGGTCAATGTCCTTTTTGTAACCCGCAGCGTAACCCATACGTCCTGTTACAGATTCTGCGTGTAAACGAACCCACTCCATTAGAGCTTGGGCTGCGGATGGACCGATTGGGTCGCGGAATACAACCGGAATTGTTTGCCAGTTGAACCTACCCGCCACAAACGTAGAGGTGTTCAAAAATTGGATTTCAGTAGCACCGATTGTAATGTGCGGTCTGGCGGTTGATTCTACAAACCATTCGTTAATTCCCAAGGTTGAGGGAAACCTAAGAATGAAACGATTCTGACGTTTCGGTTCGTAGGGAATGGGCATTTTCATTAATAAATCTGCCATGGTGTTTCTTTTTCTTTAGACGTTTTATCTTTGTTTATAAATATACCCTGTTAGAAAATTTTTCTCTTTACTTCTAAAACAGAAAAATTACTCTTTCATTAAATCCAGTACTAGTATTCTTTCTTAGTTCCTCCTTTAGTGGTATATGTTTTAATTGGTTCTTTTATCCCTTTAAAATATGTTTTCATTGCGTCTACATTCTTTTCATCATCATCTGAAAAGCCAATAGATGGTATAAAATTATTAGCAATGTCTTTTTTTAGAAAGGCTTTCTTTTGTAGGAGCGCCGCCATTGATTTAACATAACGGACAAAATCTTCCATCGCTTGTACTTTTAACTCTTCGGGGCTCGCCGCCGACGCTTCTTGTCCAAAACTCACAGGGTTATAACGATTAAGTTCTAAATAGGAACGGATAAGTTCCTCGTCAGACATGTCTTCTTCACCCGCAAAATCACGATATTTTTTTAGGTTTTTAATTAACTCTTGACGGTCTATCCCCCCAAAATTGTTTTGGATGTAATTGTAAATCGCCTCTTTGAGGGTGTTTGGGTGATGACCCCTTGCGGTGATTATCGCAAAAATAGACCCATTGTTGATTGCTTCACGGAAATCATCCCATGCGGGTCCCATTTGAGCTTCTAAAGCATCATCCATAAATTGAGCGTCACCCTTCACACTGAAATATCTAAATGGGTCTTCCGCAAAACCAACAACTGTGGAACCTTTGTAAGGGAATGGTTCTTTACCTATTTTTTCTCTGTGGTCTGCAAAGTCCGAAGTTGACATCATAACCTCGTCACCATCCTCGTCTAACACAACAATCTTTGTTGGCATGTGAACGATGTTGTCATCCCAATCAAATGCGTAGTATTTTAAATCGGGACCCGCTTCGGTTATTTTTTCGGATAAAAGTTTTTTCATCGGTATTTGGCTAAAAAGGGGGGATTAGTTCCCCCCTTACAAAGATATTAAATATTCTCAAACGAAGCTCCTGTTGGAGTAATTAAGAATTCGATGTCGATGAATTCAAGTGCCTTCGTTGGTTTTAGGTAAATTTTACCTGTTAATGTATTTCTATCCAAATCTTCAGGAGTAGAACTTACAGTTACACGGAAGTCGTAGAGACCTCTATCTCTTCTGATTGAGTCAAGGATTGGGTTTACCGAATCCAAGAACTGTTGTCTTACGATTTCATCGTTCTGTTCGAACAACAACCTTACTGCGACAGCTGAAATCAACTTACGAGCTTGTAACAACAATCTTCTTACGTTCAATCTGTTAAGAGCTGTATCTCTAACCTGAAGGGTTTTGTTACCCCAAATTACTGTACCGACATCAGAGAAGGTAGCAATTGGGTTAAGTCTTCCTTGGTAGAGGATGTCTCTATCTTCCTGAGTAAGTCTCAATCTTGCTTTCACAGAATTAACAAGACCTCTTGTGTAACCCGCCGATGCGAACCATGGGAAAGAAATGTTGTCTGTGAGTGCTAAGTTTCTACAAACCTGACCGGTAGGTGGAAGGTAGAGTTGTGTATTATTCACAGTATCTCTTTCAAGAATCCATGGGTAGTAAGTAGCCGTGTACGAAGAGTCAATACCGGTTCCGTCAAGATTATCTACCGCCTCTTGTGGGTAGATAATTTCGTATTGAGAACCAGCGTCAGGAGTGTACATGTTGTAGTCAGGAGTGGTTACGATGTAAACCGAGTCAGCTCTCTGATTTGTTACCATGTCAATTGCCGCTTCACAAAGATTGTTATTATTGATGTAGTCAATACTTCCTGTTGCGAAGACGTTGATGTTAGTTGATTCAGGATTGTTGAATGACAAGATACCAAGAAGGTATGCATAATAGTCAGTATTTGCGAAATCCTGAGTGTTGTCCGCTACTACAATTCTTTTGAAGGTACCCTCTCCAGACGCTGTTGGGTATCTTTGGGATAAATAAGCCCCTTGTAGGTAACCTGACGCTCCAAGTTGGAACCTGTCAGTATTTGTTCTAAACTCACGATAAATGTCCCATCCGTCAAATCCTCCTTGGAACATAAATGTGAACTTACGAGAATACAAGAAGTAGTATGGGTTAGCTTGAGTTGTTGGTTCCGCTTTGAAATCCGCAATACCACAAACAAACGCTGGTGTTCCACTCGTAACAAAAGCATTACCGATTGTAACAACAGTTGCTCCTGAGTCAAAGTGAAAACCTTGTGTTTGGTAATTCCATGGTTCAGAATCAGTCGCGTCATACCAATTGACTGTTGGGTTTTTTCTACCCTTATACTGAAGGAGGTCAGAGTCGATACCAAAAAATGATGAAATTCCCAAGTAACTTCTTCTGACGTTATCTCCCGAAGCCGTTACAACATTCGAGCCACCTGCGGTTGTGCCAAAAGGTGGGTCAAAAAGAGTTTCGCCAGGGTAAAAATATCTGTTCTTGATAATTGGGAATGGTGAAGGACTGGTCGGTGATTCGTAAATTCTCTCATCAAGACCATAGAAACCACATGGAAGTGCGTCAAACGGAGCCTCATCCGCCATTTCAATCATAACATAAGCAGAGTTTAATGGGTATTCACCATCGAACGAACCAATCTTTTTACCCACAAAACTATTAGTTGCTGGGTCCAAAGTACAATTGGTATATTTTTCAAGAACGATTGGATTAGCATCTGTATCAAAGAAATCTCGTACCTGTACGTCAAAGGTCATATTACTGAAAGATACGTTAGCAATCGAAATTTTGATTTGAGTGTTTGCCAAATCACCATCAGAAATAGAAACAAATCTAAACAATCTGTAAACTTTATTACCACGAAGTTCAGAAACTACATATGGTGTTTTTGGACTTTGGTATTGTTGGAGATTCCACGCAATTGAGGTTGTTGAAGTAATATCACGAGCTTCAGGAAGAGCAATAAAGTCACAATTTAAACCTCTCACATATCCTTTGTTGTATCCGTAAGTCAAAAGACCTGGATATGATTCCTCAACATACACCGGTACCTCAAACTGAGACTTACTAAAATTAGTTATTCCGAGAACTTTAGTTATGTAATTAGCATTACTTGCCCCAAAAGAAACATCAAAATCGAAGTCGGTTCCTGTTTTAGTTACACCACTGATTTGGAATGTTGAGAATGGGTTTTGACTAATACCCGAGTAAGGTCCTGTACATACAATTTGTAAATCAGTAAGACCTGTTACTTGATAAAGTGGACCATGGTCAGTTGCGGTGTATTCCGAAACACCTCTTGAACGTAGAGTACCGACAACTAAATTACAATATTCAGTGAAAGATTCTCCACTGTAGAAATATACGTTACCTGATAAAGTTCCTGAGAAAGTGTTTGTAGCACCTGTTGCATAATTTGTAACTACGTAATTCCAAGCATAACCCGAATAATCACATGAACTACCTGTAACATTAAAATTAGCGTAGTACCAAGGGTCATTTATACTGTCAGTCAAATCGTTTGCTAGAGGGTCAAGACTATCAACTCCAAAATTGTTACTTAACACAGAGTATTGAGAGTTTAATTGGTCATACCCAACCTGAGAGGGCATTCCGTAAAATTGTGCCGTTGTAGCTGATAACGAAGTGTTACCCGATATGGAGTTCATGAACCCTTGAATGTCTTTCGAATAAGAAGATGTTGAACCGTCATAGAGGGTGTATTGTGTGTTGAGAGAGTTTGAAACTATTGAAGGTAGTGCAGATGTAAAAGTCACAGATGTACCTGTCGATGTACCTGTGAAAGTAGCCGACCAAAAAATTTGAGCAACACCAGCGTCAATACCTACGGTTTCCCCGTCAACGTTTGCAATAGCGGTTATAGTCCATGAAGGACCAGCGTCATAACCTGAAAGCCCCAAGACTCTTGTTACAAACAATTGATTAGATTGTTGAAGGTAGGCTTTAGCGATGTAAGCCGCTTCGTATTTAGGAATCTGAGTTCCTACAAATTTTTCAGGGGTTACACCACCAAAAAAGTTCTGAAATTCATCGTAGTTTGTTATGAATATAGGTTCGAAAGCCGGACCGTATAGAGTTTCACCAACCAAACCTAAAGTCGTTACACCAACGCTTTGTGCTACAAATGACAAATCAGTTTCGGATGTATAGACACCAGGAGATACAAAAACCTTTTGATTGGCTTGTGTTGTTACTTGAAAAAACATATTTTAATTTTTCTTATTCGGATTTATTTTATAGATAAATATTCAAGTAAAAAGTAAAAAACTTGACTTTTGGATATGTATTGATAAGCAGTAAGATTTTATTCTGCCTTTTTTCTACCTTTATGAAAATTCCCTCTCAGGATATTAAGAACCTTAAAATATCAAAACAGGCACACTCAGTGTTAAAAAACTACTGTGATAAACACGGAGTGAAAATGTATAGGTTTTTAGAAAACCTTATTTACGAAAGGTGTGGGGACAAAAAAGATATTTACGGAGAGGACTAAACTAATTTAGCCGAGAACAAAATATTTGCTTCTTCACCGACAGTTTCCTTGGTAACAACTACCTGAAACTTATCTCCTTGATTCAATTGAATGTCAAAAATATCTGACCCATAAAAATCATCGTTGATGTAAACATCGAAAGAATCTACATTAGTTGATTCAATAAACTTTACATCAATTCTGTAGTCTACAGGAAAATCGGTTAGCGTCGTATTTCCTGATGTGAAAAAAAACGGATAATCAAACTCATCGGGATTTGGTGGTGTAATCTGATTACGCTTTCCAACGGGAACTTGAGTATCTACTTCATAAACTTGAAGAACTCTCGCAACGGCTGGTTTCACTTGAAACTCCTCTTCATCAATTAGATAACCCAACATGGTGAAGTCGTAACTTTGAATGTAATAATTTCTTTTGTCTACATCAATGATTGACTCATCAGATATGTTGTTCATAACGATTGGTACATATTGACCTTTGATAAATGTATATGCTTGACGTGAAGAAAAAGTTTGAAGTACATTTTTGTTAAATGTATTTAATTCCCTCATTCTGTTACATAAAATTTTGACACTATAATCAATATCAACAGGTACAGGTTGGGGAATTGTGTAAACATCATATCCCTTTTGGTTTCCATTCCAAGTGGGAACTGTGGCGTAGTAGAATTGTTTTCTAACTGGTATTGTGTATTGAAGTGACGGATTGGTACCATATTTAACTTCAGGTTTTCTAACAACCGTTATAAATGGAAGTTGTACGTTGAAGTCATTGTCAACAAAATCCCAAGTTTCAGTGAATTGAGACCACCTTTGATTGGTAATAATTTTATTGATAACACTAATATCCTTGCCTGATACTGTGGTTTGAAGTGAAGTTTTTACAAACTCCAACATACCCAAATCCAAATCCGCATG